GACCAACACCGAAGGAAGTGCAGCATGACTCACGACGAGCACCAGAACAGCACCGCGTGGTGGGGCACTTGCGACAACTGCCTCACGTCGGTGGTCGTGTTCTGCCACCCTGAGGCGGCCGATGACCTGCCCGACATGGGCGAGTGGGAGGGCGTCGGCCCGGACTGCTACGTGTGCGACCACACGATCTCGTGGGGCGGATCTGACGCCGTCAAGGACGTGCGGCTGTGAGCGGGTGGGAAGGCGAGTCCTACGGCTATGACCCGGCGAACCGACCCGACCCGATGACCCCCCTCGAGCGTCACGCCGATGAGCAGGATGCCGGCAACGACCGGGGTGCGGCGCCGTATGTCGAGCATGAGGCCGACCGGCTGACCGAGGCGCGCAGGATCGCTGGCCTGATCCGCCGCGACGTCCCCGACAGGTCCAACCGCGAGGACGCACTGGTCGCGCTCGACGACGAGGTCGAGCGGCTCGGCGACATCGTTCAGACGCTGGCGAACGAACTCGAGGGCAGGGACATCCTCGCCAACAATTCGGTGACCAGGGTCGTGCGGCTGCGGGCGGGGATCGAGGTACTCGACAGCGACCTCGACCGTGGACGAGCCTCGGGGAGGATCTACACCTACGGACAGATCCAACTCCGCCTCCGCGCCCTCCTGGCCGAGGACCCCCCGATGACCGCCGACCGGATCGAGACCGCTGAGGCGCTGGTCGCGCTGCCCGTGTCGGTGTGGGAGGAGGCAGCGACGCTAGTGCATGACGCGTTGCAGGAGCATGCGGACGAGTGTGAGGCGCAGGGCATCCCGGCGGCGCGGGTGAGCGCGATCCGCCACGCCGCCAACGTCGGCCGCATGGCGCTCTCCGAGCATGGGGCGGAGGTTTCCGCACCCGTCGCAACGCTCCCGTCCCGCCCGGACGTCCACGCCGCTGGTCTGCGGGTCACGCGGGAGGCGGTTGAGGCGGAGTGGGTCCCTGATTTTCAGCGGCTCCGCGAGTATGCCATCGACCGCTTTGCCGAGTCGGAGAAGGCACGGGAGTATGCGGTATGGGAGCACCGCTGGCGCGAGCAGGCTGAGGCCGAGCGCGACTTCCTGCGGACAGAGGTCGAGGCATTGGCGGACGGCGCGACCGACGACACCGGGCACGGGGCTGTGGACGTGGTCGATATTCGCAGGGTCCTCAACCGTGCCCCCGCCCGTGGCGCTGGGGGCGACGTCGTGACCGCCAACCACCGCCCGCCGTGCGTGAACGGCGACCACTGCGGCGAGCCTGCGCACTGCCCGCCCTCCGATCGGATTGATACCTCCGAGACCGAGTCGCCACACGAGCACACGTGGCGACTGGTCCCCGCCCACACGGTGATGTCCTGCGGCCACAGCGCCTTCCCTGCTGCTGGCCTGCAAGTCACGCGGGCGGAGATTGATGTGGCACAGAGGAAGGCCAACGGCTCGGCGGCGACGTACAAGCGGTGGTTGGAGAACTTCCTCGCCGCCCTCGGTGTGACCGTCGTGGACGGGGTGCAGCCGTGAGCGGGATGCAGGAGCGGGCGGCGCGGGCGTTGGCCGCCATGTCCTACGCTGAGCATTTCCCGGACGATCCTCCCTTGTGGGAGGACTACCCCGATGCGACCGACAAGATGCGCGCTGCTGGGGAAAGGCTCCGCAAGTCCTACTCGGATCGCTCACGCCCCTACGCCGCTGCCATCCTCGCGGTCGCGGCCGATGTGGACGGGCTCGCGGGGGTGCTGAGCAAGCACTTCGTCTACGCCGAGTGGGCCGGGGACGCGAACCGCTACATCGACGTGTGCACCTGCAACTGGCGCGGTTCCACGGTCGGCACGGGAGCCCGCCACCAGAGCGAGGCTGTCGCGGCGCACATCCTGGGGCGGCAGGCATGAGTGGGCGACGCAGGTGGCAGGTCATCGTTGAGTACTACGACGGCGATGCCGTGATGGAGCATTGCTGGACGAAGCGGTCGGCGGTTCGTGCCCACCGGTGGTGGAGCCTCTACTTGGCCCGGATCTACTGGCCGTTCCCGCCGCGCGTCAGCATCAGCCGGACCGAGGCGACCCGATGACCTCCCCGACGCTCTCGGATGCGCTGCGGCTCGTCGCTGACCACCTCCCAGCGGAGGACCCACCCGACGCCCTCGCGGCGTTGGCGTGGCGCCTGGACCAGCGCGCGGCGGCCGCGGAACGGGTCATCGACTGGCTCGTCCGGGATCTCGCCCGCCGGGACGCCCTGCCCGTGAACGTGGTCCGTCTCTCCTACGGGCTGCCCTTGTTGCCCGACCTACCAGCCCAGGAGCCTGTTCGTGGCTGAACTGCCGCACAACCCGGATGCGGAGAACGCCGTCCTGGGGGCATGCATGTCGTCCCCGGCAGCGCTTGCCGACGTCGCCGCGATGCTCGTGGGGGACGACTTCCACTCCCCGGCGAACGAAACCATCTGGGACACCATCGGCGCCCTCCACGCCGCCGGTGAACCGGTCGACCCGATCACCGTCGCAGCACGCATGGGGCAAGACGGCACCCTCGAACGCGCCGGGGGGATGATGCACCTCGCAGACCTTGTACACGCGGTCACGACGACCGTGAACGCGGCCTGGCACGCGCGGATCGTGCGGGAGACCGCGGCCCGCCGGCGGATCCTCCTCACCGGGGTACGCCTGACCCAGCTCGCGGAGGGCTCGGAAGGCACAGCAGCGGACCTCGCCCTCACCGCACAGGCCGAGCTCACCGCCGCGTACCGGCCCGACCCGTCCCAGTCCAAGAGCCTCATCGGGGACCTGATCGACGACGCGATCGACTCCATCGAAGCCGGGTCGGGGGTGGGGATCCCGTGGCCGTGGGCCGACCTGAACCGGGTGCTGCTCCCCGCCGCCCCGGGGCAGTTCATCCTGATCGCGGCCCGACCATCGGTGGGCAAGTCGGTGGTGTGCGTGGAGATCGCCCGCACTGCCGCCCTGCGCCGCGGGCAGACCACCGTCATTCACTCCCTCGAGATGTCCGCGACGGAGATCATCCACCGCATCCTCGCCGCTGAGGCCCGCGTGAACCTCACCCACATCCAGCAGAACACCCTCAGCGCTCTCGAGTGGGAGCGCCTCGCCGCCGCCCGCACGAGGCTCGCGGACGCCCCGCTGCACATCCTTGACAACCCCAACGTCTCCCTCGCCGACATCGCCTCCTCCGTGGCCCGGATCAAGCCCGCGATGGTCGTCGTCGACTACATCCAGCTCGCGCACACGAACCCGAAGATCGACCGCCGCCTCGGCCTCGAGGAGTTCTCCCGTGGCCTGAAGATCCTCGCGAAGTCAGCGGGGATCCCCATCATCGCGGCCGCGCAGCTGAACCGTGGCCCGGAGAAGCGCGACGACAAGAAACCGGCCATGGCGGACCTTCGCGAGACGGGCGGGCTCGAGCAGGACGCCGACGTCGTGGTCCTCCTGCACCGCCCCGACCAGGCCGAACCGGAATGCTCACGGGCGGGGGAGATCGACCTGATCGTCGCGAAGCAACGCAACGGCCCCACCCAGACCGTCACGTTGGTCCACCAGCTGCACTACTCCCGTCTGGCGGACGCGGCCGCGCACATGGCTGAGGCCGCATGAACCGCGTGACAGTACCGGGGTGACCATCAGGGCATGGGAAGACGACCCGACGGAACCCACGCCCGCACCCTGACCGTGCACATCCGCATCACCCCCGCTGGCCTCGCCCACCTGGACGCAGCCGCCGGGGAACGCACCCGATCCGACTACATCCGAGACCTCATCGCCCAGGACATTACCCGGCGATGCGTCCACCTTCAGGAGAAGCCATGACCATCCAGACCGACCCCCGTGCGGGGACGCTGTGCACGAACTGCAACGCGGCCCGCGCCGACGCGAGAGCGCACTGCGAGAACCCGAAGTGCTCGTGGTGGAAGTGCAAGCGGTGCGCGGCGATGAACGACAAGTGGGGGCACAACGACCGCATCAACGCCGCCGGCCACTCGAAGACCGGTGCCGCATGACCGCCGGAATGGTCGACGCAACGGCTTACCTCGTGCTCGACGCCAGCCGCGCTAGGTACGGACGGGCCGACACCGAGACGGGCCTGCGGCCGGTGGAGTCGGTGAAGGTCGCCGGTATCCGTGTCGGGCGCCCATCGAAGCTCGCCGCCGACCAGGTCGCCGTGAAGGTCACGATCCGCGTGCCCGTCGAGGTCTTCGACCCGCTCACCCCGGCAGCCCTGATCGCACGCCGCTACGACGACCGGAACGGCCCGCGCTGTGCCTGACCTCAAGGCGTGTTCGAAGTGCGGTCAACCTCATGCCAGGTGCGGTGCTCACCGGAAGTCTGACGGGGAGCCGTGCACGCAGCGGCCGATGCACGGGCAGCGGGTGTGCAAGGTTCATGGGGGTATGGCGGGGCAGAACCGGGCGGCTGGTGCGCGGCGGGTGGCTGAGGAGACCGCTGCCAAGGCTGTGGCTCTGTTCGGTGCCCGGCGCAACATCCACCCTGCTGACGCGCTGATCGAGCTCGTCCAGTGGACTGCTGGTGAGGTCGAGTTCTGGCGTGAGGAGGTACGCCGGCTTGCTGACACCGACCTGGACGCACTCACGTGGGGCCTCACGAAGTCCACGACCGGGGAGAAGGGTGGCGACACCTCCGAGGCGAAGCCGAACGTCGCGTACGTGATGCTCATGGACGCCTCGAAGCGTCTCGAAGCTCACTGTGTCGCTGCCCTGCGCGCCGGTGTGGAGGAGCGGCGGGTGCAGATCGCGGAGCAGACGGGCACGGTCGTGGTGGACCTGTTCCGCCGGGTGTTCGCGGAGCTGTCGCTCACGACTGAGCAGCAGGCTGTCGCGGCTGAGGCGCTGCCCAGGCATATGGTCCTCCTGCGCGGAGGTGCAGCATGATGGCCGCGAACCCGTGCCCAGAACGGTGCCACACCGGGAATACCGCGTTACGGAATCATCTCGCGTGACGGAATCACTGGACTGGATGGACCACGCGCTCCGCCTCCTGTTGCCCCCACCACCCCCCCGGTGGGCCACCCCCGGCGACCTCGCCCGCTACCTCGACCCCCGCACCCGACAGACCACCGCGCTCGACCTCATCGACGCCGCGCTCGTCGAGGCGTTCCGTACTCCCGACGCCCGCCTCGTGATCTCGATGCCGCCACAGGAGGGCAAGAGCCAGCGCGCGTCCCGCCGGTTCCCCCTGTGGGCACTGACCCAGAACCCTGACCTGCGCATCGCGATCACGTCCTACGAGCATGACGTGGCCCGCCGGTGGGGTCGGGTGATCCGCGACGACATCACCGCGCACTCGACCGACCTGGGCATGTCGATCCGCCTCGACCTCGCAGCGCAGCACGAGTGGCAGCTCGCCGGGCATGACGGCGGCGTGTACACGGCCGGTGTCGGTGGCGCACTCACCGGCCGCGCGGTGGATCTGCTGCTCATCGACGACCCCGTGAAGGGCCGCGAGCAGGCCGACTCCCCGACGTTCCGGGAGCGGGCGTGGGACTGGTGGCAGGAGACCGCATCGACGCGCCTCGCCCCCGGCGCCCCCGTCGTCCTGATCCTGACGAGGTGGCATGAAGACGACCTCGCCGGCCGACTCCTCGCAGCGGAGGACGGGCACCTGTGGAAGGTCATCTCCATCCCCGCCCAAGCCGAGCTCGACACTGACCCCCTCGGTCGCGCGGTGGGGGAGTTCATGGACTCCGCACGCGGCCGCACCCCCGAACAGTGGGCCGCGATCAAGGTCCGCTCCACGTCCCGCACGTGGGCGGCCCTGTACCAGCAGCGCCCCGCCCCGATCGAGGGTGCGGTGTGGAAGTCCCCGTGGATCGACCTGAACCGCGGCAAGTCCGGTGACGCGCACGCGACCATGACCCGCATCATCGTCAGCGTCGACCCCGCGGTGACGTCGAAGGCCACGTCCGACGAGACGGGCATCATCGTCAGCGGCTTGGATGCGGAAGGGTTCGGGTGGGTGTTGGACGACCGGTCCGGGCGCGGTACGCCGATCGAGTGGGCCACCCGGGTCTGGGCTGCAGTCCTGGACTGGAACGCCACGGAGGTCGTCATCGAGGACAACCAGGGCGGGGAGATGGTCCTCGAGGTGATGCGGGCCGCCTGGTCGAAGGTTCGCAAGCCCGGCCGCCTCCCGCCTCCGGTGCGCCGGGTGCACGCGTCAGCGTCGAAGCGGACCCGCGCGGAGTCCGTGGCCGCGTTCTACGAGGTCGGCCGGGTCCGGCACGCAGCTGACGGCACCGACCGCCTCGCCACGTTGGAGGACCAGATGCTCACCTGGACCGGCTCGGGTGACTCCCCGGACCGCATCGACGCCCTCGTCCACGGCCTCACCGCCCTGTTCCTCCCGCACCACTCCGACCAGTCCATCCCCGCCGCTGGCACACCGCAGGGCCGGTGGGGTGGGATGCGCCGCCGCTGACACCCCCCTCCTGACACTGGCACCCACACCGACACTTGGGGAGCCCGATGCGTGAGTACGTGCAGGACCAGTGGGCGCCACTCGCGCACGTCCCCGAGCTTGGCCGCAACACCCGCCCCGCCGGGCAAGCCACCTGGGTTGACGACGTGGACGCCCGCCGGCTCACCGCGTACCGGGTCCTGGCCGCGTACCGGGAGAACACCCGCCGCTACTGGCTCCCCGAAGCCATGTGGATCAGCGACATCCGCGGCCGCGGTGAGGACTTCATCATCGGGGACCCCGCCGCCGCCCAGTACCGCGAGTACGGCGACCCCGGCCTCCTCGTCGACACAGCGCGGGCCCTGCTGTTGGGTGACGACCAGACCGTCGAGGTCGAAGACTCCCGCCCGGCTCCGACTGAGGGTGAGAACCCCCCGAACGTGTTCCAGGCGTGGCTCGACCAGTGGGCTGTGAAGGAACGCCTCACCCAGAAGCTTCTCGAAGGTGAGGAGAACACCATCGGCGACGGCGACGGCGTGTACGTCATCGGCTGGTCGACGTCGAAGAACCGCCCCACCCTGCGCGTGTTCGACCCGGGCTTCTACTTCCCGGACACCACCATCACCGTGCCGGGCTGGGATGAGGACGAGTTCCCCCCGGTCGTGCACCTCGCCTGGGAGTACGCCGACTCGACGGGTGTGGAGTGGATCCGGCGCATGAGCTGGCGCATGGTCCCGATCGCGTCCGTCCCGGCGCCGTGGGGTGGGTCGCGGACGTGGACGTGCATGTTCCGGTCCGTCGACTACAAGGCATCCGACCGTCTCCCCGCCGCCACCGTGTACTCCCCGGAGCTCGCCCCGCGGCACGCCCGCAACATCCTGACGACGGACGGCGACGCGGAGGGGTGGACGGACATGGCCGTCGACTTCATCCCCGTCGTCCACGTCCCCAACGACCCCTCCACGAAGCGCACGTGGGGCAAGTCCCTGCTGCTGATGGTCGCGCAGATCCTCGACGACCTCGGCAACACCGACACCGACCTTGCCGCCGCATCCCAGACCGCCGCCCCCGCCCTCGTCACCACCGGTGTTCCCGCCGGCGGGCTCGAGGGTGGCGGGCAGCAGTGGGGCATGCCCACCGGGTCCACCGCGGCGTTCATCGACACGACGAAGAACCTGACCGCCCTGTTGGAGTTCGACTCCGTGCTCCTGGACCGCCTCGCGACGAACACGCGCCTTGCCCTCGCCCTCCTCGGCCGCATCCAGCCGAACGACGTCCCCAGTGGGTACGCGTTGCAGCTCGGGTTCCACCCCGCCCGGTCTCTCCTGCGCGAGATGCGGACCGTCCGCGACGAGAAGTACCCGCTGCTCCTCAAGTTCCCCATGCGGTTGGCCCAGGCGTACGGGGTGCTCCCCAAGGGCCCGACCCCCGCCGCGACCATCACCCTCGGCGCGTCCCTCCCCGCCGACCTGCCCGCCGCGATCTCCACCGTGAAGGACCTCCTCCCGGTGCACGGGATCTCCACCGCCACCGCCGTCCGCGTCCTGACGACGGCCGGCCTGCCCATCGACGACGCCGAAGCGGAAGTCGCTGCGATCCAGCGGGAGTGGTTCGACCAGGCCGTGAAGCTCGTCGAAGCCACAGGGAACACCGCCGCAGCCGCCGCGATGCTCGGCATCCTCCCCGCCGTCCTGCCCACGCCCCCTGCAGTGCCCCCGACCGCGTAGGAGCCCCTGATGGACCTATCCCCGATCTGCCGGTGCGGTGTGCGCCGTGACGCACGCGGCATGTGCGCGCACTGCGACACCGCGACGTCGTGCACCGTGGGGTGTGTGGCGTGCCGTACGAGGGACTCCCGGTGCGCTGTATGCCATGCCGAGTGCGGAACCCCGGTCGGCGCGGCATGGCCTGACGTGCGACCTCGGCCGCGGGTCTGGGGACGACGAGGAAGCGTTCGCGTACGTCCTCGGCGACCTCGTGGGCGCGGTCACCGACGAGCTGTACAACCGCGGCATCTGGTCGTTGACACCCCCCGCATCATCCTGACCTCACCAAGGTCCCGACCAACCACGGAGACACGATGCACCGCATGAAGCGGACCCTGAACAACCCGACCTTCCGGTTCCTCGTGGACCCGAACCTCGACGGCACCCCCGGTGTCATCCCCCCGGCGCCGCGCATGTTCACGCAGGACGAGGTGAACGCCCTCGCCGCCCGCGAGAAGGACCAGGGCCGCGTCGCTGGACTCCGCGAGGCCTCGGAGAAGCTCGGTGGTCGGACCATTGACGACGCCGCCGTCCTGATCGCCGCCGCCGTGGCCGCAGACGAGGCGAACAAGACCGAAGCGCAGCGCGAGCTCGCCGCCGCAGCCACAGCCAAGTCGGCCGCCGAGCAGGACCGTGCGGAGGCCGCGAAAGACCGCCACACGGCCCGCCTCGAGCGGATCCTCGGCAAGGCCGGTGCCTCGGATGTGGAGATCGTCGCGCGCGCCCTCGACGTCGCTGTCGGTGCGGACGACGCCACCGTGACCGCCGCGGTGGAGGCGCTCAAGGCGAAGGTCCCCGGCATGTTCGTCGCCGTCGTGCCCCCGCCGAACACGGACCCCGGCAAGCAGCCGCCGCCCGCCGGCGGACTCGCCTCCGCGGCCGCGCAGGCAGCTGACATCGCGAAGGCCCGCGGCTGGACCGTCTGAGACCAGGTGGTGTGGGCGTCAACACGGTCCGGGTGCATGTCTGACTTGCCGTGAAGGCCGCTCGGGGGTTCCTTTCGGCCCGGACCTCCTTCCCCTGCCATGAGCGCGTCAAAGCCCGTCCACGGACGGTACCTGCGCCCCACCACCTCCCCCTCGCTAGGCCACGTGCATCCACATGCGGCCAGCCGCAATGTCGCTGATGGTCTGACGGCTGACGCCGAGCTCGCGCCCGAGTGCCGCCCGCGTCTCGCCTGAGCGCACCCGGGACCGGATCTCTCGCACCAGGTGATCGGTGAGCCGGGAGTTCGGGTTGCCAGCGCCCTGCAGTGCGGCCGTGGAGAACCGCCCACGGCTAGACATATCGGCGTTGTTGTCGGCGTTCGTCCCGAAGTAGAGGTGCAGCGGGTCGCAGCACGGCGGGTTGTCGCAGGTGTGCAGCACGAGGCTTCCCGCAGGGATGCACCCGTGAGCCAGAAGGGCAGCGAACCTGTGCGCGAGGACGATCCGGTCTCCTCGTGTCCAGACCCTCCCGTATCCGCCCTCATTCCGCGAGCCGCACCACTCAAGGCACCCCTGAGCCGATCGGACCAGCTTGGCCTGGAACCGCTGCTGCGCCTGGGCGGCATCTGAGGTGTAGTCCGACAGGAATACGTCGTGGTCCGGTGGTTTCGCCATGCGCGCATCATCAGGGCACCCCTGTCAACGCCCGTCCTGCGCCATTGTCGACGGCCATTGGGTCAGCGTGTGACACCCCCCACCCCACACTGACCTCGACACCGCCCCAGGGCGGACCAGGACCACACCTGAGACCCGTGTGGACGCCGAGGCTCCAACGCCGTGCGTGACCAAACCACCGCACCCAGTTGGGAGAAGCTGATGAGCATCGCACCTCGCAGCACCACGTACACGGTCCCGGACGACCCGTCCTGGCTCGGCTCGGCCCACGGCCTGGACTCCACGGAGACCGTCACCCTCGACGTGTCGAAGTTCGTCGAGGCCACGCACTACCCGGACGGCGCGATCCTCGGGGGCAACCCCATCGCGAAGATCACCGCGACCGGCCTGTACGGCCCGTACACCACGGCCGACACCACCACGGGCCTCGGTGTCCTGGTCGGGTTCCTCGTCGGCACCCAGCAGGTCGACGGCCAGACGAAGCTCGTCGCGGCCATGCTCACCCACGGCAAGATCCGTGAAGCCCGCCTCCCGTTCCCCGTCGACGC